TGCTTTAACTATTGTACCGCCAAGTCCTACTCCTTTTAAAAATTTTGATGGACCAAGCATACCAAAAATAAATCTTGATACACCTTCAGTCATTGTACCTGCTGTAGTTTCTGGTTTATGAACATGAAACATTTGTCTATCGTCAGGATTATAATTTCTTAGTGCTTCTTCTCTTTCATCACCAGATAACATTCTTGGTATAAAGTCATTCATCTTAACTTCACCATCACCCCAACCATCAAATCTAAAACGTCTTGTTTTTTCAGTTACTTGTGGAAAATTTCTTTCTATGTAATCTCCAGTAAATTCTGCTACATTAACTAAGCCTTCTGGTATTGACATAGCCATATCTTTAGCAATATCCCAACTATTAAAATCATCTGGCTTTTTATTTTTAATTAAGCCAACATCTTTTGGATTTACAGTTGGATTATTTTTTCTCCATTCTTCCGCTTTTTTCTTTAAGTATTCTTCATTTGTCATTAATTACTTCCGTATAATTTATCAAGATCAGCTAACAGATCACCGATAGTTTTTGGTGTAACATTGCCATTAGCATCAACGTAACCATTTAGTTTAGCTATAGTTCCATATTCTTCCATAAGTCTTGGGTCGTTTGAGTCTTGGTCATGCAGTGCTATATCAGCCGAAATTATTGCAGCTTCTCTTTTAATATTAAAATTATTAGTACGAGAATTGTACATAGTTAAAGTTTGTATGTCTTGATCATCATACTTATTCATTAAATCAGTTTTTAATTCTGACAAAAATGCTTTTTGGTATTCTATAGGTTGATCGCCATTAATTTTCATCCAAGCTTTAACCCTTTTGCTATATTCATCTTTAGCTAAGTTAGCTCTTTCTAAACCATCTTGTTCACCAACACCTGTAACAAAATCAAAACCTGCTTTTTTAGTTAATACTCTTTCTTCTTGTTTATACCAGTCTTGAACAACTACAGTATCAGATACTTTTTTCATCAAACCTTGATGTTGTATTTCTTCCATCTCAAGTGTTTGTTTTAAATTATTTAATTCTTCTACTGATTTACCATTTACAATTTTAGAACCATTAGTTCTTTTAAAACTAATTAGTTCATCTACTAAATCTAATGCTGTATCGTAGTCTGCTGTTGGATCACCTTTAAGTGCTAGTCTTGCAATTTTGTTTTTATAAGCTTGTATAACTGCACCATTAAATTCTTCTTTATCTAAAAATCTACTTAAATTTGTTTTAACATCTAGCTCAGCTATTTTAGTTGTAACTTCATCAGTACCAACTACACTTTCTAAAGCTTCAATTAAATTATTTTTACCTTTAGTTTTTAATTTTAAACCATTTGATGATGCATAATTACCAGCCAACTGTTGATTAGTAGCTCTAATATAACCATCAAGACCTTTTAAGAAAAATGAAGATTGATCTTTGTTTGCGTCAATATATTGTGAATCAAATTCTGATGACCAAGCTGAATATAAACTACCATCTAAATCGTCATTTTCTACATTTTCTGCCCACCACTCATTATAAGCTAGTGCTTTTTTAGTTTTAAATTCTGCTCCAGCATTTTGTCCTTTAATATTATCATATACTGAAATCCAAAATTCTGATTGAGTAGCATCTAATTTTCCACTATCAACACCATCTTGATAAGATTTTAAGTTATCTAATCTTGCAGCTTTTTCAGCTTCTTGTGTAGTTTTTTCTGTAATTTTTTTACCTTTAGCTTTTGCAAATGTATCAAAACCTCTAGCAAACGTATTTAAACCATCTACTAAAGCTGTTGCTTCACTTTCTCTTGATACAGTTTGTGAACCTATAAAACCTGATTGATACCTAATAGCCATTATGTTTGCCCGTAATAACCGCTGTCATATTTACCTTTAGAATCAACTCCAGCTCCAGCGATTTTAAGAGCCATTGCAGTTTTGCTTGGCATTACAGGTGCTTTAAGTGATGCGTAAGATCTTTCCATAGCTCTATAAGCATCTGTATAACCAAATATTGTTTGTGTATTAATATCTTCTACTGCTGCTTTTTGATTTAAGAACTCCGGTTGATATTCGTAACCTATATCTCTTAATACAGCATTTATGTTTGCATTACCTTTTTCAAGTCCTGCTAAATAACCTTCACTTTGTTTCTTAATTAATTCTGTTTCTTTTGCTTCTTTTTGTATTGCAATTTCTTTTTGTTTTTGTTGTTGCTCTATATCTAGTTTACCTAAGTCTGATAAGTAAGCCATTTGAGATGACTTTCTAGCTTTCTCATTGTTGTCTCTCTGTATACGAGCTCTATCTTTAGCGTCGTCATACTCAGCTTTTGCTGATATAGTTTGAACTGCAAAATTTGTTACAGCCATTGCCATTGGATTACACATTAGTATTTTTTCTTTCTCTTGATATTAATATAAAATTTTTATTTTTAGTTCCTACTTTAACTTTTTTAACTGGTTTAAAACCACACAGTTGTAACCATTTTAAAGACAACCAATTTTTTTCATAAACATAATTATAAATTATTTCGTAGTCTTGTTGTAAAACATCTAGCCAATATTTACTTTCAATATAAAAACGTCTTGGAAACTTTTTAAGTTCTTCTGAACACAACAACCAAATAACTCCATAACCTTTATTTTGTAAACAATCACTAACACCAAACATTGCATAAACATAACCATCATCATCTACGATAGAATAATTTTTACCATTTTGTGTTTGAAATGCTGACATAAGTGCTGCTACTGGTGTAACATTATGTGAGTATTTAATTTCTAGTTTATCTAATTTTCTAATATTTTGTGCTAACACAAGTGCATCTTCTAATATAGCTTCACGAACAAATGGTACTGCGTTATGCACGTTGTGATCTTCTGTAATAAAATCCTTCCATTTCAGCTCCAACAATATTTGCTGGTAAATAAGAAGATGATTTTAATGTCACAGAGTGTTGTGTATTTTGTGCTTGTACAGGTATTCTAAATGTTCCTGTTGTAATAACTGGGTTACCAATAATAGAAGTAGAATTATCAATTATATATCCATTAAATGAATATGTTTTATCTGTTCTATTATCGTGTGAAACTGTAGCTTGAAAGAAACCAGTATTAACATAATCAAAACTCATAGTTCTAACTTGTAATCTTCCACTTGTTAAAGCAGTTAAACCACCTTGTTTGCCTGGTTCTCTTAAATATTGTGTTGATAGTGTATATAAAGTCTGAAAGTTAAATCCTAAATAAGCTGACGCAACATTACCTTTTACTGTGACAGTTGTACCAGATTGACTATTAATAGTTATATCTGCTCCATTAGTAGCATTTATACATTGTAAACCAGTATTAACTGTATAAGGCATTGTGAACGTTGTAAGTCCAGTTCCAGCATCATAAGTTCCACTTAGTTTAACTCTTTGATCTAAATAGATATTTATACCTAAAGTGTCGTCTTCTAAATTTCTTAAATCAAGTTTATATAATTTACAATTTTGTCTTTCATTAGCTAATATATAAACATTAGATTCGTAAGTTATTGCACTAATAATTTGTACACCAGTAAAATCCCAATATGACCAAGCACTTTGTACTTTTTCATTTGCGTTCCAAAAATATTTATAAACATATAAACGGTTTGCATTTGTTGGTGCTACATTACTTGATGCAGTATAAGGTGCTAAATTACTATCAAGACCATCATCAACTAAAGCTAATATAGTATCTTCAATTGTATTTGATATTAACTTATGACAATTAGTTGGTATTAAAGTTGGTACACCTACTGTTATATCTGCAGCATCATTATTTGCAGTATCAGGTTCTACAAAGTATTCTTGTACTGCTGTACTTGCACCTTTAGCTTGAGTAAAGTAAATGTAATTACCTGCACCTACTGGTGTAACTTTTGGATCGTGTTGAAACCTAGTTGATAAAGTAATACCAGTTCCACTTGGTGAATATCCTGCTTCTGTAGCTTCAATTTTAAATTGAGCTCTATCTGAAAAACAAAGTAATTCTTCGTTATAAGGAATTACATGTTTTAAAATACTAACTTCATTTGAACTTGCTGCTAAATCAATTGGATCTGTATCTAATTGTGCTGCAACTGAAGTTGAAAAGAAATTGTAATAAGCGCCAGCTTCAGAAAATATTATATTTTCATCTGCTAATAAAATCATTCTATTTTTATAAAAAGAAATATTGTTAACTGTTTTACCTATAAAAGTTGGATCTGGGTTAGTATCTGCATCTCCACTTTTTCTATCTGTCCAAGTTAATGGTGCATAAGTAAATGTACCATTTGTTTCTCTAACTATTGCATGAGGCATTGTTGATGCATCAAGTGATGTTTTAGTTCCAGGACCAATAGTTTCTGACCAAACACCATTACCTGAAAATGATACATAGTATTCTGAATCTGTTTCACCTTGATCACCTGTAACTTTTATTATAGTTCCTAGTGGTGCATAATAAGGTAATTTAGTAAAATCATTTACTTCATCTCTAACTGTATACATAGCTGTATCACCAGCTCCATCAGCTGACGTAATTGTAAAGTTAGCATTATTATCTGTAGGTTTAATATGTAATACAGAGTCATATTGAGTAACTGTAAAATAACTTGATATTGGTGATGCATTTAATGCAGTTCCACCTGTAGTTCCTGGCGAACCTCCAGTATGAGTTCTTATTGCAGTTGCAATTTTAGCTGTATCTCTAAGTCCACCTTGAGTTGCTACATCATCTCCTGCAGGCATTTGAAATGAACTTGTAATTGGATTACCACTGTTCATACTTGGGTGACTTAAAGTAACACTATAAGTTCTACCGTAGTTTGCATTTTTAAATGAAACTAAAGCTTCGTTAACTTTTGCAGCTGTAGTTGCACTAGTCATTGCAGGTTTAATAGATTTATTTAAAATAAATGTATAATCACCAACACTAACAAATTTAAAATCTTCTTTGGGATTTGTGGACGCTAAATAGCTAGAGCCAGATGATATTGTAGAAGTCTGCTCAGTTCCACTAAGGTTAAATACTTTAATTCCACCATTATAAACAGTAAGCATATACTGATTATTTCCATCTCTTATAAATGGGTGAACTGCTGTATTTGTTGAGTACGCTTGATTTGAAGAAATATTAGCAATAAATTCTAAAGGTGGTCTTTTACTTAAACCTTTTACAATAGAACTTTGTGCATTTACTTGAGCTTCTGCTTGAGTAATATTCCTTTGTGTAGGATTTTGTTGCGATATTCCATTAACTAAGTTTGGAATAGAAGTTGATACTACTGTCATTAATAAAACCTTCGATGATTATTTCTAAATACGATACGATTTGCTACGTCTCCTTTTAGAATATTTTGTTTTTCATTAGCTGCATCTAATTGTTCACAAGTAGTAAGTGCTGCTAATTCGTCTTGCTCACTAAAGCCAGCTAATTCTTTTGATCCTAAATATCTTGCTTGAAATCTACGACCAGCAACAGTTACAACATATCTTCTTGCAAATTCTGGTAACTCTGTAAAAGGTAATAATATAATCATATCAACTTTAACAGCTGCTTCAAATATATCTGTATGTTTTTCTTTATTGTATAAAAATCCGTTTCTTATTATTACTTTTAAAGTTGAATCTCCAGGTCTTGTAGTTAACCATACGCAGTTTGATGGTACTGGAATTTTACTGTTACTATCTATAGCTAAAGAATAACTTTCTTCTGTATTAAAATTCCAACCTTTACTTTGTACAGTTACAGAACTTTCATCTAATATTTGTTTTGCAATAGAAACATCTGATCCAATATTAGTTGTAATAGAAGATACTGGTGCTTCACCAATAATACTTAATATAGTATTAATAGCTTGTAATTCACTTGTGTTTGTTATTTGTGTAGCCATATAATTTTAAATTTTGTGATTGTTTGGAAGGCGAGTTGTCTGTGTTAACCTCGCCTCCCAATAAAAGAACGTAATAAAGAATTACGCTTCTTTAATACCTACTGCTGCTTCTGGTCTTAGAACGCCATGACCCATAGCGTACTTAGCAACCATTAACGTACCTTGTCTTCTGATGTCGTATTCCATCTCAGTTGCAAGATTCATAAGCTGAACCGTACCCGCTGCTGATGGGTGTGACACTAAACAAACGTAGTTAGATAAATCAACAGCTTGTGGGTTTGAACCACCTTGAGTTGCTGAACCTTGATCTACACCAGAGTTAACATTAGATGAAACGAAATGTGCAGTTGGAATTAATTCAATTCCAGCTACTCTCATAACTTTACCTTCTGCTACTCCACCGTTAGCTCCACCACTAAAGTCAATGTTAACTGCATTAGTTGCATTTGCTAATTTGTAGTATTCTTCAAGTCTAATAAACGCTTTTCTACCTTCTTTTGGAACGTAGTGAGAGTCTAAGTTTGAAGCTGCATCAAACAATGAATCGATCATTGCGTTTGCTGCTGTCGCTGCTGTTGCTGACGCAATACCAGTATTAGTTAATACTGTTCCTGCATCTCCACCAGTGATATTAGCTGCTGCTGCTGTCGCTTGACCAATAGTTTGTAAGACATGTTTATCTTTTTGGAAAGCTAAAGCTCTGCCGATTTCGGCACTGTACGAACTTCTAACGTCCCAATGGTTTTTAGCTTCTTCGATATTTGAAAGAAACGCGGAACTTACTAAAAGATCGTTAATTGTAATAACTTTCTCATTGTGGTTCACGTCTGATCCAACTATTTCAGCGCCAGGTGTGTGGTACCCCGCAGAAATTCTCCCCATAACCGGGAAGCTTGCGCTCTTACCGTTAGAGATAGATCTAACCATCTCTGCTCCTTGCGTTACACTAGATCTTTCGAAAGCTGTTAAAACCTCTCCCGAAAACACCTTAAGAAATAACGCATCTTCTGATCCACTAGCATTTACTCTTGCGATACTAGCAGGTGTTGCATTTGCCATAATATACTCCTATTTGTTATTATGATTGTTATTAATTAAAGAGAAACATTTTCTGTTTTATTTTCAGGGTTGTCGTCCGCAGACGGCCAAGTTTTATTATCTTGTTATGTTTACTCAGTTGCCACCTAATAAGGTTGCACAACTATTTTTAGCATTTCCACTTACTTAAAGCTAAAGCTTTTCTAGTAGGCTTACCATTTTTTCTCATTGGTCCTTTAACTCCACTCATACGCGCACAAAAACTTTTTTTTCTTCCTGCAGCTTTTGAACCTGCTTTAGGTTTACCTGTTACAGGTGCTTTAAGTTTATGTCCTTTAGAATTAAAGTGTTTTCTTCCGGCAGCGTTTAAGCCGCCAGAAGGACTTTGATATTTTTTAGCTACCACTTATGCTTTTTTCTTTTTAGGAAAACCAGCTTTCATGTTTTTATACGCTTTTGCTGATATTGTACTTTTCTTTTTTGAACGAGAAGTACCAGCTCGTTTTCTTTTATTGATGTTAGCGTAGAGTCCTTGTCTTGCCATTACTTCCTCTTAGCTTTTTTAATTTTATTTTTTAAAGATGCTGGTAAAGTTTTTTGTTTCTTTGTTAACATCTTCTTACCTTTACTTTTTGATTTATACATATCTTATCCTATAGGTTACTGTTACTTAGTTTACTTTGCACTTCTGCTTGATAAGCAGGGTCTTTAGTATATCTTGGATCAGCCATAGCTTCTGTAACTTGAGCCCAAGACTCAAAGCCATTAGAAGTTATTGATGCTTTACCTTGTACTAAATTTGGTTCTTTACCTGCGTCCATACGAGCTTTTAAACCAGATACAGCTAATTTAACTGATGCAACATCTCTACTATTAACTGTATTGTTGTATGCAGATATTTCTTCTGTACTTAAGTTTTCTTTAGCCCATACCATCATGTCTTTATATTGGTCATTACCACCAACAGCACTTTTAATATCTGTTTCAATATTTTGTGCTAAAGCACTTTGACCATCAATATACGCATCTATAATATTTTTATCAATTCCAACTGATGTTAATTTATCAATACTATCTTTTGATAACTCGCCATTAGTATCATATTCACTTTGAAGAGCTGACATATCTAAACCAGCTTGAGCTACAGCTTCTTCTGCTTTAGCTTCAATTTCTAAACCTTTATCTTCAGTTTTAGGTTGACTAATTTTCTTTTCTAACTCTTGATATGATTTAATTAAATCTTCTTGTGTATCAAATTTACCTAATATTTTTTCTTTAGGTTGTTCTTCAACTGTTTCAGTAGTTGTTTCAGCAGGTGCTTCAACTGTTGGTTCTACTGGTTCTGGTGTTTCCACCTGTACTTTTTCTACCATTAATTTCCTCCAGGTATTTGTTGTACAGCTTGTGATATTTGTTCAGGACTTACGGAACCATCTCTAACTCCCTCAACAGCGCCTTGAATTGCAGGACCCATACCTTGATCGATAGCAGCTTGACCTGCTTGATCAGCTTGAGCTTGTTGCTGTTCTTGAGCTATTTGTTCTTCGTCCTTAATTAATCCCTCAGTATCGATACCGTGTGAAGTAGCAATTCTGTTTATTAAATCATTAATATTAATTAATTCAGCAGCTTGTGGATTAACACTTGCTAACGCAGTCATGTCTTGCACAAACTCTCTTAATTTTTGTAAGTCATTACCTCTACCTAAAGCTTCTACACCAGTTATAATTGTTGGTTGTATACTTCCTTTTGGTAATTTAGGGATCATCTGTTTTGCAGATAATCTTTTCATTAATAAATTAACTAAAGGTAATTGTAATTCTTGTGACAACAACGAATAGATACCACCTAAAGCTGACTCTAATTCATTTGCTAGTTTTCTAATTTCTTCAGCAGTTACTCGTTCAGCATCTCTTGTTACTGCACTTTGTAATAAGAAATCATAAGAAAGTCTTTCTGCTATTGTATTAATACTTCTTTCAACTATTTGTAAATCATATTGTTTCTCAGTTTGTAAAACTGAAACATCATCTTTAACACCAGTAATAATATCACCGTTGCTTGATTCAACTAAATCTCTTTTTTTAGTTAGTGCATTTGGTCTAACCATAAACACTACTTTTGAAGATGCTGCTGCAGATTCTAATAAAGCTTTAGATAAACCCTCAATCGACTTCAAGTCGCCAAGAAATTCCTCACAGTAAGATCTCCCATAGTCCTCAGTGTCGACTCTAATCATACGAAGTGGTATGTACGGTAAATCATCTTCTTTATAAGTTCCGTAACTTCCAGGTATTTCTACTTTATTACACTCTTGATAACCTGAGTATTTTCCATCTTCTTGTTTTTTAATACAAGTGTATAAATCTATTTCTTCATCTGCATCTGTAACCTGACAAGCAGCTCTTACTTCAGCTGATAAACTTAATGGAGATACACTTTCTTTAATAACTATTTCTAAAAGACTACCTTGACTATCTCTTTTAATACAATACTGACTTAAAGGATAAATTTTCATTTGTCCCTCTTTTGGAAAATGCACTAAAACATTACCAGTAATAATTAAATGTTTTAATGCACTAAACACAGGTACTCTTAAAGCACTCTGTTCAATAGCATTCATTACTTCTCTTTCAATTTTAGCTAAAGATTTTTCTACACTAGTTTTTAATTTTGGATCTTGTTCTAATTCTTCTCTAACTTTACCTGATAAACTTAATCTAAAAAATGGTGCGTTAGGTGGAAGTAATAATAACAACAATTTTGATGCTAGATTGTTAACACCTCTAGAACCTACTGATTGATATGGTGTATATAAATCATCACTACTACCAAATCCCTCGTGTGGGAGTATAGCTGGTAAAGTTAACTCAGCACACTCTCGTCCTCTATCTAAAAACTCGTCTCTTTTGATAGATAACTTTTCGTATAATTTACTTAAATTGTTATCTTTTTGTAACATGTAATTTAATTAATTAAGATGGTATATTTAAACCAGAACTACCAGAAGTCATCACATCAGTTCTTAAAGACTTCTTGCCAAGTTTTTTAGCTTTTTTCTTCTTAGCATTTTCTTGACCTTCAGTCTCAATAGCTAGGTCTAATTCAGGTACTTTCGTATCTGCTACTGGTGTAGGAACCGGAGCCGGAGCTGGTGGTGGTGGTGCTGGCTGTCTTGGTCTTCTAGGTGCACACATAATTTATTTCCTTTTTAGTATATTGTCTGTTTGTTTTGATTTTAAAAAATCTATAACCGATCGTTGACCACTTTTAAAAAATATCATTCGTTCACTTTCTTTTAGATCTGCACATTGATCTGGAAATAATTTGTCTAATTCTTTAATTAAATCGTCTGTTAGAAGTGGTAAAGTAAAGTCTTCGTTTTTAGCCATAAATTGTTTATTTTTATCTAAACATGCTACTATTTGCTGTTATTTTTATCTTTTTCATTTTGTATTAAATAATCTAAATAGTTTTTAGCTTTTAATAAATCCTCTAAACCGTTTTTTGAACGCCAACGAGAAACATATTTGACAACATTGCCCTCATTATAATCAAGTTTGTTAGCTGTTATGTAATCTCTAGGTTGGATTTTAAGTTTATTATAGTGTTTTGGATCTGTTGGATCAGGCATTTGGTCTCCACATTCTTATCTTTTTAGATTTAAAATTGTAATCACCATGCTGTAATATGTAAGCTAATCTAGCTTGTAACAGTGCATCTTCTTTAGTTAGTTTTGCTTTGGTAAAAGCTGCTTCAATAGCTGACCATAAATCTTTAGTGTTAAGTATTGCTGCTGCTTTTACTGGACCAATTCCTGGAACTCCTGGAAAATTATCTACATTATCACCACATAATGTTTGTAGTGCATGATTATACTTAGCTTTCTTTTTAGTTATTTTTTCTACAGTTTCTAAGTCTACCGATATATTTCCTGGTATTGTTTTTAAATCTTTATCTATAGATACAATTATTTTATTACCTTTAATATCTGGATCAGTAGCAAATATACCCATTAAATCATCTGCTTCTAATCTTGGTTCACTTATAGCTTCGTATTCTTCAAACAAGTGTCTTCTTATTTCAGGTAAACAAGTTGGTTTTCTTTTGTTAGTTCTGTTTAATTTATAAGCCGGATATATTTGTTTTCTAAAATTATTAGTATCAGATAAAAATATATATACTTTTTTAGCACTAAAATTATCTGTTACATTTTTTAAATAATCTTTTACTTTGTCTTTACATTCTTTAAAATCTGTGTGCAACGTCCAAAAGTCATTACCCCAGTTTATAGCTTTTTCACTATTACTAGCTATTGTATAAGCTAGTATGTCACCATCTATTAATAATACATTTTTCATATTTTTGTTTTGTTGATTGTTGATATATAATCTGCAAGTGTGTATAATTCTTTTGCTGTTGCATCTCGTTTAAGACTATTTGCTCGTGCTGAAATCCATTGAACGTTACCTTTAACATAACCTTTTAAGTTATCTATTCTATCTAGTGATGGTGAAAATTTATTTAAACCACCACCAAATACTAAAGGTGTTTTAAACACAGGACACATGTGATCTTTAGGATATAATTTAATTAGCTGTAATAAAGTAATTGTGTGTTTTAACTTTTTTCTTTTAGCTCTGCGCTGTGACGCTTGCCAAGCCTGAGTAATACACATTATTTTATAGTAACTAGATTTAACCCAACGTTCACTAACTCTAGATTTACGAGTTCTTAAATCTAAATAAGTCCAACCGTTTTCTGTATAACCACGGGTTAAAACTCTACCACTTAAATTTCTACTAATGTATTGCTTTCCAGGTGTGGCCAATGTTGCTATCTCCAGTAAGTGGAACTCTAAGCTTTGATTTAACTCCAGCTCTTTCGATAGCTTTTATTACTTCTTGTTTAACAAAATCTTCTTTACCTTTTTTAACTTCTAATATTAATTCATCATGGATCCATGCAACTAATTTACAGTCTTCATTTAAAAATGATTTACATTCTGCTATCCAATATTTACTAGCAATAGCAGCACCACTTTGTAATAAACTATTTAATGCACTATGCTGTGATCTACAAAATACTCGTCTACCATCAAGTGCACCAATGTCACCGTTAGCTGAAACTTCTTGTACTTTAGTTACTAACTGTTTTAATGCAGGTATCTTTTTTAAAAACTTATCTTTTAATTTAAAACCTTCTTCAGTAGTTGTACCCATAACTTCACCTAGTTTCTTTCCACCTCCGCCATAGAGAAATGTGTACATAAATCTTTTTGCAAGCCATCTTTCTTCTTGTTTTAAACCTAATGCTTGTAGTGTTCTTGTATGTATATCTCCATTAATAACATCATCAGCGTACTCACCACCATCATAAGCAGAAATATAATGACCTAATATTCGTAATTCTATTTGTGACATATCAGCTCCAACCAATACATGACCTTCACTTGCACAAAATAATGAACGACACTCAGGACCATACTCTAAAATTACTGCAGGAACTTGTGCTAAGTTAGGATTACTATGTGTAGCTCTTCCTGTAATAGCACCATTAATATTTATTGAACCGTAAACTCTATTGTTTCTTTCTAATTTTAACCATGCATTATTACCTTCAGCTATTTGAGCTATACGTTTTTGTATCATAAAATATCTTGATAATACTTTAGCTTCTGGCCACTCTAATTCTTTTAAAATTTCATCATCAACTTTAGCTCTACCATCAGGTGTAAATTCTTTTGGTTTCCAATTACGATTTTCTTTTAATCTAAAAGCAATATGATCTCTTGAGTTTGGATTAAATTGTATTTCTTTCTTTTTAATAAAAGCAACACCTGCTTTGTAACCCATTTTTTTATTATCTCGTTTAGGAATAAATTGTGTTTCTTCAATCCAAGGTGGAAAGTATTTTTGTAACTCTAATCCTAATTTTTCTCTTTCATCTGATAAAGTTGAGTATAATTTTTTAGCAGCATTAGTATCAAAGCCAATACCGTTAGCCATCATCTGTGTACATAACAATTGTACTTCATGTTCTAAGTTTAAAGCTTCATCTGAATATTCTTTACTTAATATTTTATTATAAAGTTTATGAGTTACATGAACATCTTGCTCACAATATATAAGCATTTCTGGAGTAAATGTTTCCCATGATTGAGGCTTTTCTCCTTTGTGTTCTTTAAGTCTATGACCCCAAGCTTTTAATGACTGTGAACCTATTAAATTTTTAGGAAAACCATTGTGCATTAATTTAAAATCAATTTCTTTTATATGAGCAAATATTAAACGAGTTGCTACTAGTGTATCAAACAACTCAGCTTTAGGTTTAAACTTTAATATTTTTTCTATAACAGGAATATCAAATGCTATTATGTTATGACCAATTAACATCTTTGCATCTTTAATTTTTTCAATACAAACATTTAAGTCTGTAAATACTTCATCAGTATTAATATCTTTTATTACTATGCAATGTATTTTTGTAACTTTATCTAATAAGTTATCACACTCTAAGTCTAAAATATAATTCATTAATTTAACCTCACATATCTAACTTCAACCATAAAAGCATATTGGCTCATTGTTGAAAGTATATTTAACATATCCATAATTATTTCTGCGTCCTCTTCTCTGTGTACATACAGATACTGCATTTTATTTTGTTTACGAGCTGTAGCAATTGACTCACCAATTTGTGACATAATATAATCACTCCATTTGGTACTGTAGTAATCAAATCTCTTCATGCTCTTGCAAGCGTCCAGTTGTAGGATCAAAATTTATTCTGCC